TGGAAATCCATTCAAGTGTTCCAAGAAAAATTTTCTTCAATTTGATGATAATAACAAAATCATTGGAATGGATAAAATCATTTCCGATCGTTGTGACAAGATTCTCTCATGTTATTCGTCAGACACACGCTTTCATGCGCAATTCTGCGGACATGGGAAAGATGAAGCAACGAAAAACAAGAAAATTCTTGCTGGAAAAACCCGCATTTTCACAGGTGGTGAAATGGCCTGGGCTATCATTGTGCGACGCTTCACGCTGTCTCACATTAGAATGATCCAAAACAATCCATTTTTATTTGAATCCATGCCAGGTATTGTTGCACAATCCGTTGAATGGTCGGGTTTATATGAATATTTGACGGAATTTGGTGCTGGTCGAATTATTGCTGGAGATTACGGCAAGTTCGATAAAAAGATGGCTGCCCCATTTATCCTGGGTGCCTTTGATATTCTTATTGGTATGTCCGAAGCTGCAGGATGGACGGAAGATGATATCAAAATTTTGCGTGGGATTGCGTTTGATACCGCATTCCCAACTATTGATTTTAATGGTGATCTTATCGAGATTCAAGGAAATCCATCAGGTCATCCTCTTACTGTCATCATCAATTGTTTGGTGAATTGTTTGTATATGCGCTATGCATACATGTTGACAACTGGCAAAGATGTTTCGAACTTTAAGCGAGATGTGCGTCTTGCCACTTATGGAGATGACAATATTATGGGTGTTTCACCCAGCTGCCCCGCTTTTAATCACACAGCTATAGCTGAAGCGATGAAGAAGATTGGTGTTGAATACACTATGGCTGATAAAGAAGCCAAGAGTGTTCCTTATATCAATATTTCTGATTCATCGTTTCTAAAGCGAAAATTTTGCTGGAGTGATGATATTGGGGCTTGGGTTGCTCCTCTTGATGAGGAGTCTATCCACAAAATGTTGACAAATTATGTCGACACTGGAGTTTTGGCTCCACAAGCACACTCCGTGTGTGTCATAGAAACTGCCCTTCGAGAATATTTCTTTTACAGTAGAGAAATTTTCGAGCAAAAGAAGCAATATTTTAAGGAAATAGTTTCAAAAGCTGGATTGGAGGATTGGGTTAAACCTTCAACATTTCCAGATTATAATCAGATGGTATGCGACTTTTGGATGCGTTTTGGTGATAAACTAAGAGCAGCAAAGTATAGTGGCATTGCTATTAATTAAATA